AAAATGCTGGAGTAAAAAGATGGGCATATAATTGGGCATTAGGCAGACAAAAAGATAATTATAAAAATGGTGGAAAATTTATTTCTGATAATGATTTAAGAAAAGAATTAACACAATTGAAGAAAATGGATGAATTTAGTTGGTTAAACAATGTTTCAAATAATGTGCCAAAACAAGCGATTAAAGATGCTTGTAATGCTTATATGAGATTTTTTAAAGGTCAAGCAAAATTCCCTAAATTTAAGAGTAAAAAGAAATCTCCTCCTAAATTCTATCAAGATAATGTTAAAATACAATTCAGTTCTACTCATGTTAAATTTGAAGGATTTGCTAAAAGTAAAAAGAAAAATAAACAACAATTAAATTGGATTAGATTAGCGGAACATAATAGGATTCCTTTTGGTAAAAATGTTGCTTATATTAATCCAAGAGTATCTCATGATGGATTAAATTGGTTTGTAAGTGTTGGGGTAGAATATCCTGATAATACTAATAAACCATTAAATGTAGGCATTGGGGTTGATTTAGGAATTAAGGATTTAGCAATATGTTCAAATAAGGTAACTTATAAGAATATTAATAAATCCAAAAAAGTTAAAAGATTAGAGAAACAAAAGAAAAGACTTCAAAGGCAAGTTTCTAGGAAATATGAAAATAACCGTAATAGTTTAAAATATATTAAAACTAAGAACATTATTAAATTAGAATTAAAAATTAAGTCAATTCAACATAAACTTAATGGTATCAGAAATAATTACATTCACCAAACAACTACTGAGATAGTGAAAACCAAACCATCTTATGTAGTAATGGAGGATTTAAATATATCTGGCATGATGAAAAATAAACATCTTTCTAAAGCTATTCAACAGCAAAGTTTATATGAATTTGGCAGACAAATAAAATACAAAGGTAATTGGAATAATATTGAGATACGAATTGCAGATAGATGGTTTGCAAGTTCTAAGATTTGTCATGAATGTGGCAATATTAATAAATTATTGACATTGAATGATAGAGAATGGATTTGTACAGAATGTGGAAGTGTATTAGACAGAGATTATAATGCTTCTTTAAATTTAAGAGATACAAATAATTATAAGATATTTAAAGTTAGTTAGTTAATATTGTATCAAATACTCGGACGTTGCCGAGGAATTTAAGCCTTTGGAGTGTTGAGACACTTGAGTAGTATTAGAAATAATATGAAAGAGAACATGATGAATAAGGAATGAAACATAAAAGTTATAAGTTTAATGTATGTTTTATAACTTCTTATAAGTTTTCAGTAACGGTAATAAATATTGAGTGAAAATAACATACAAAATAATTATACAGTTTATATGCATATTAATAAATTAAATAATAAAAAATATATAGGAATAACAAGTAAAAAACCAGAAAAAAGATGGAATAATGGCAATAGTTATAAAACTAGTCCTCATTTTAATAACTCAATTAAAAAATATGGATGGGATAATTTCGATCATATAATATTATATGAAAATTTATCAGAGTTAGAAGCAAAAAGTAAAGAAATAGAATTGATTGCAGAATATAATACCATGAATAATAAATATGGATATAATATGACTAAAGGTGGAGATGGAATATCTGGATATAAATGTTCAGAAGAACAAATAAAACAAATGAGAAAAAGAAAACTTGGTACTAAGGCTTCTGAAGAAACTAAAGAAAAAATGCGTAATGCAATGTTAGGTAGAGAAATTACAGATGAATGGAAAGAAAAAATTAGTGAAAGTCATATGGGTGATAAAAATCCTACTGCTAAATCAATAGTACAATTAAATGTAAATTATGAATTAATAAAAGAATTTTCATGTGGTAGATATGCAGAACAAGAATTAGGCATTAATGTTACAAATATATCTCAAGTATGTTTAGGTAGAGCTAAAAGTGCTGGTGGTTATATATTTATGTTTAAAGACGATTATGAAAAACAAAAAGAGAATTTAAAAGGCAAATATATAGAAATAAAACCATATAGAAGACAAGTAGTGCAATTATCTTTAAATAATAAATATATAAATACATATAATACTATAAAAGAAGTTTCAGTTAAATTAAATATAGATAAAAGTTCTATAAGTAATGTTTGTAAAGGAAAAAGACAAGAAACAGCAGGAGGATTTAAATGGATGTATTTAGAAGATTATAATAATTTATCAATTAATTCTATAGCAATTTAATCTTCCCTACTAATGAACATTTACAATTATTTAAAAGCAATAACAAATTGTAAATAACAAAAACAAAAAATAAAAAATAAACGGAGGTATCCCTTATGTCAAAAGTAAATAAACTAACTTCTTCTATTCTCCTTCAGGAACAGTCAAAATTATTCTTAACGAAAAAAGTAACTGTAAATATCAACAAAAAAGATTATGAAGTATTGGTTGATCAGAAGTTTATTCCTACTAAAATTCAACAATTAATACAAGAAGGTATAAGTAATCTTGATAATTTTAATGGATTAGATGATTCTGTAAGAACAAGCTACTTCTTTTATTTAATAATTAAATATTTTTCCAATATTGAGATTGCTAAGACTGATAGTTTTGAAGATCAGATTAGGATAATGAATTCGATGATAAATTTAGAGATTTTTGATAAGATATTAGGTGAATTTGAAGAAAGTGAATTAGAAAAAGTTAATGAGTACATTTCGAAATTTAATGGCAATTTGAATGAATTACTAAAAGACGAGAAAGGTATGGAATATTTAAAGAAAATTATGGGTGATGGTTTGGTGGATGTGGATGGTGAATTAGTGGGTAAAGTAGATGAAAGTGATAATGAAAGTGAAAATGTAGATATAAATGAGGAAACTGATGAATTAGTTAATAAAATAGAAATCACTGATACGGAATAGAAAAACTATAGAATAATACAATAATAATTTGTAAATATAATTTTTAATTAAATATAATTAATAGAGTCGTGATTAATATGTATACCATTTATTTTATATTTTGTTTGCTATCATATTTCTCCTACTCTATTTAATTATAAAATTAATATGATTGTAAATATAATTAAATATTTCAATAGATTAAAGACATCTCATAATTTAGAGGTGTCTTTTCTTGTGTTGAAATATGCACAGTAAACAGGATAGTGATTGCAACATGACAAGATACAATCCTTAGTATCTTCCTGTTTATCAAATTTTTTAAGGAAAATAAAAATAATATTAAAGGAGATGTTTAAAATGATTAATTGCAAAGAATTTTTAGATAAAATGGATTTAGAAACAAAGAAAAATCATGTAATAGAATCAGTTAATTTAACAATTGAAGAATTAGCAAATTACAATGTAATTATACCTTATGACGGAGAATATTATAAAGGATTAAAACAATTGCTTTACTATATTATGTTTTATCCAATAAGAGATAAGAAAGCAATAGTTAACTTCCCTACTGGTTGTGGAAAATCAACAGCAATGAATAATGGAATTTCTTATATGTTAAAAAATAAATTATTACAACCATACGCAGGAACAATTATATTAAAATTAACAATAGAAGATTGTGAAGAAACAGTAAATACAATTAATAAAAAAGTAGGAATAGATTTAGCATATGCATACCATAGTGGTATGGATAAAGAGAATAATAGAAGAAAAAATTCTATTACAAATGATGAATTAAAAGAATATCCAATAATCGTATTAACTCATACAGGATATTTGAAACTTATAGATAGAGATGATATACAAAAATTATGTGAATGGTCTGATAAAAGAATTAATACAAGAATTGGTAAATATAATACATATTACAGGGAGAGATTAATTGTGGATGAAGCCATAAATAATGTTCAATTTATGACGGTTAATATGAACACAATTAATGCTATGGAAAATGCAATCATGAATATGGGAAATGAAGATATTTATGATAAATTTAACGGATTTGTCACTAAGATTAAAAAGGAATTTTTGAAGCCCCATGACATAAAGAAAAACAGTGTATTCTTTTGCACTTTTGAAAATGTTGAAATTCCAGAAGGATTAGATGAATTATTTTTTACTTGCAAGGATAGATTTGCAAAAGAATCATATATGGCAATAAGAACAATGTTAGCAACAGGTGGATATGTTAATATTAGTGAAGATATAAAATATAAAAGTATTATCACCTATAAGTACATAGATATGAACAATCCATATTTTTATAAAATTACATTAGATGCAACATCTGGTATTAATTATCTATATGAAATTGATGATAAATCAGAAGTAAGAGAATTACCACAAATAAAATCATATAAGAATATGCATTTAAATATTTTTAATGGTGTTACTGGTTCTTCTGCATCTATGAAGAAAGGATTGGAAGATGGATTATTAGATGCAATTATAGAAGATATTAAGAGTAAAATAATAGGTGATGAAAAAGTTTTAATTGTAACTAATAGTGAAGAAAGAGATAAAATAATTAATGATGCATTAAAAGATTATGATAAATTAGAACAAATTGATATAACCCATTATGGAAGAACAGTTGGATCAAATAAATGGAGTAAATTTGACAAAATATTTATATTAGGCATTCAATTATTACCTGATGCAATATATCCATTAATGTATTTTACAAGTTCAGTAAATGAGGAAGAATTATCGGCAGAAAAATTTAATTCATTAGATACCACTCTTGTTCCAGTAAAAGGTAATAGAAAATATAAACAAGAAGAATTTGAAAAAGTTAAAGTTTCTGTGATTTCATCATTGATTGTACAAACATTAAATAGAGTAAAATCTCGTGGATATATTGATGGTGGTTGTCCTGAGACATACGCATATCTTATTAATCGTGATAAAGAGATTGATTATTTAATAGAAAAAGCAATGCCAGATATTCAAATAACCTATAATTGGGGAATTGAATATAAATCTAAGAAAACAGGGAAACAAGTAGAAAATAAAAAAGATGTAGTAGAAACTTTAATTGAATTTTATGAGAAGGTTAGATTAGATGAAGATTATAGAGATGAATTAATTAGTAAAGACATTTTACTTGATAAAGGATTAAGTAAAGCAAAAGTAAAAGAATTATTGGATATAAAAACAAATACATTTAATATTTCTATGAGTAAACCTTTAATGTTACAGTATATAAAAGATAAGAATATTGATTTAATTTCAAATAATAGATATGTAAAATTTGATAATTATTAAAAGTGTGAATGTCCTATTTAATTTATACAGAGAATCACACTTTTATATTTATTATTCTTCTAATAGGATAGGATGTATAAATGTAATTATAATAAATATTATATATAATTTCAACCATTTATATAAAAAGATCGTGTTTATTTACGTGTTTAAACACGTAAATAAAACATGTTTTTATTGTTTTTGTTTTTATTTAGATTGTTAATATAATTATATCATATTTATTGTTTAATTTATTATAGTTTAATTTAATATTAGATAGATTGGGAGTAATTAACCCAATTGATAAGAGAGGATTCCTTGTGTCCTCTCTTCTTTTGTTTTTATGATGGTTAATAAAATACAAGGATGATTGATTAGATTAAAGATTGTAAAAATAAATTACTACAAGGAGTGGATTGATTAATGGGTAAAAGAAGATATACATACGAAATTGTAAAAGAATTATTAAATGAAAAAGGTTATGAATTAATTAGTGAAGAATATATAAGTATTGATAAAAAATTATCAATTAAAGACAATGAAGGATATTATTATTATGTTATTTTTAATAATTTATTAAAATATAAAATGCCATTGAAATTTCATAAATCTAATCTATATGCAATACAAAATATAAAACTTTGGTGTAAATTAAATAACAAACCATTTGAATTAGTTAGTGAAGAATATATTAATGCTCATATAAAACTTAAATGGAAATGTTTAATAGAAGAATGTGGTGAGGAATTTGAATCTAGTTGGAATAACATATCATCAGATGGTGGATGTTCTTATTGTGCAGGACAAAAAGTTGGTTTATCTAATTGTTTATCAACTAAGAATATAAATTTAGCGAATGAATGGCATTCTATCCTTAATGGTGATTTAACTCCATATGACGTTACTGCAAATAGTGGAAGGTATATTTGGTGGCAATGTAGTAAAAATCCGAAACATGTGTGGCATACTACTATTTATAATAGACATTATAATAATAGTGGTTGCCCATATTGTGCAGGTAAATTGCCTACGGAAGAAAATAATTTATTAATTAATAATCCTGAATTATGTAAAGAATGGAATTATGATAAAAATGATAAACGTCCAGAAGAATATACTCCTATGTGCGGAGAAAATGTTTGGTGGAAATGTTCTGATTCTAATTGCAAACATGAATGGAAATCAATTATATGTAATAGAAATGGTAAATTAAAAAGTGGATGTCCTAAATGCAATGAATCAAAAGGTGAAAAGAAAATTGATGAAACATTAATTAATAGATATTGGATTATAATTAAACAAAAAGAATTTGAACAATTAATTGACAAAGATAAATATAATAAAAATTATTTTATACAACAAAAAGAATTTGAAGGATTAATTGGTTTGGGATATGGTTTATTATCATATGATTTCTATTTACCAATATTAAAACTTCTTATAGAATATCAAGGTGAACAACATGAAAGATATGTAAAAGGATTTCATAAATCTTATGAAGATTTTTTAAAACAAGTAGAACATGATCGTAGAAAAAGAGAATATGCTAAGAATAATAATATAAAATTATTGGAAATTTGGTATTATGATTTTGATAAAATTGAAGAAATATTAGAAAGAGAATTAAATAATTTATTATTAAAGGAGGTGATATAATTTTGCCTTCTTTAAAAGAGCAATTAAGAATCATTGAAGAAAAAATAAAAAAGCAAGTTAATGATTCACTAAAAAAAGAAGTTACCACATTTGTTAAATCTGAAATATCACATGCAGTAGATACAGAAATTTATCAAAGTGGAAATCCTATAGAATATGATAGACGTGGTGAAAGTGGCAATTTCACTGGAACAGGTAGTTTAGGAGATCCGTTAGAAATGGATAGTAGTGTGAGTAATGGACAATTAATTGTAATGGATAATGCTTTAAGAAATAAAGAATATGAATATCCTGGTAGTGGGTATGATGATGGAAGAAGTCTTGCATATAATATGATTATGGGATACAATAACAAAAACACATGGTATAATATGCCAAGAAATTTTATAAGGGAAGCGAGAGATAATATGAAAGAATCAGGAACATTGATTGAAGTAATGCGTGGAGCAATGAAAAAACGTATGGGTGTAAATAATGTTAAATAACCTCTTCCCTACTCTTAAAAGATAGCAAAAATAATTTATAAAAATAAATCTCAACTTTCTAAAATAATCTCAAAAATATTTTCAATTTCCTATTGACACAATATAAATATAATAGTATACTAACATTAACCTTAGAAAAAGAATCTAAGGAAATAAAAATAATTTAAATTAAAAGGAGAAATGATTTTTATGGACAGATTTGAGGCAATTGCAAGTATGAGTGAAATTAGTGGTATGACAAAAAAGGACTCCGAAATTGCATTGGATGCGTTTCTAACAAGTGTTGAGAAAGCACTAGGTAAAGGTGAAAAGGTAAAATTAAATAATTATCTTACCATTGATCCGACTGTAAGGAAATCCAGGAATGGTCGCAACCCACAAAATGGTGAGCCAATTTTTATCCCTGCCTCTAACTTTGTGAAAGTGAAAGTGGGTAAGAAATGGAAAGATGCGGTTATAGGTGTTGAGATTGCAGAAAAGGTTAAGAAGTCTAGGAAGAAGAAAGATGTTGTTGAGTAGGATTAATATATCGTCTACATAGAATATAGTAGATAGCAATTAAATAATTGAATAGTATTGCAAATGTCGAGAGTCTTTGCTCACTCTCTTATGAAAAATTTTATATAGTGAAGATAGTAAGAATATATTTTCACTATATAATCAACAAATTCAAAATTTAAAATTTAAAGTTAAAAAGGAGATTACAAACATGACCAATCTAAGCGAGAGAGTGAAGAGAGAGTTTAAATTATGGAAAGAAAAATATGATATTCCTTATCATGCAGAATTTCAAGTTAAAACTTTATTGAAATTGCAAGAAGAGTATGATGAAGTTGAAGTAGGTAGTAATACTACTAAGACTAGAGAAACTTTATTGGGTATGATTAATAGATTACATATGAGTATGAGATTAGTTGAGAAGAAATAATCATTAAAGAGTAGGAGAAAATAAAACCTCTCCTACTCTAATAAATTAATTAATGAGTAAAAGGAGAGATTGTATTTATGAGTAATTTAGTAGTTAAAGGTAATACAACAATTTGTGGGATAGAAGTGCCAATTGTTTATGGTGGATTTGGGAAAAATCAAAAAGTTATGTTGGCAAAGACGGTTGCTGAGATACATAATATTGAATTGAAAGTTGTGAATCAAAATATAAAACGTCATATTAAAGATGGTTATTTTAAAGAAGGTGTTAGTTTTATTGATTTGAAAAAGTCGGTAACTTCTAGTGACCCACTTTTACAATTGGGATTTTCAAAGCAATCCATTGCAAATTCAAAAAATATTTACTTATTATCTCAACAAGGTTATACACTATTGCTAAAATTAATGGATTCAGAATTAGCATTAAAACAGTATAAAGAAGTTATTGATGAATATTTCAAGTTAAAAGAAAAAGTAGAAAAAATAGAAAATATATTAACAGGTAAAGATATAGAAAGATTAGCAATAAGAATGGATGGTACTTTTAGAAGAAAAAGAGAAACTTCTTCTATTACTAAAATGATTGGGAAAGGTGAATTGCCTAAAGGACGCAAGACTTATAAAGATGTGACGAACATTACATATAATATTTTGTATGGTATGAATGCTAAAGAAATTAGAGATTATTTAGATTTAGGACAGAAAGATAATCTCAGAGATTATTTATCTCAGAAAGATTTAGAAGAAATCAGAGAGATTGAAGATGAAATACATTTTATGGAAAAGAAAGGTAATAGTTGGGAGAAAATATATGAAGATTTGTTAGAAGAATATCCTGAGAAGAGGAAACCTGAGAAAGCAAAGAAATCTATTAGAGAGATTAGGAATGGTAAGAGATTGGTGGTTGGGGATAGTGAGATTAGATTGTTAGTGTAGATAGTTTGATGGTTTGATGGTTATTTTACAATTTAATTTATTGTAGACGAATGCTCATCACGAAAATGTGGTGGGTATTTTTGTATTATGGATTAAATTTATTATATTTTTTAGAAATATTTTATTTATATCAAGTGGGATAGTGATTGCAACACGATAAGATGTAAACCTTAACATCTTCCCACCTGTAATATTTTTTAAGGTAAAGATTTATAAAATAAAAATACGAGAGGTGGTATTTAGAGATGGGTAAAAGAAAAGCATATACAAGGGAAGAATTGTTGGAAATATTAGTACAACAATATAATATTAATAATAAGATTAAACAGACAGATTTTCGTTCAAAAAATGGTTTACCTCACTATCAAACATATATAAAGGAATTTGGTAGTTGGAATGATGCATTAAACTTAATTGGTCTTCCAACAAAAGATAGAGTAGATTATAATATTTCTTCTGATGTTCTTATAGATAAATTTAAAAACTTAGTAATCAAATTAGGTAAAATTCCTTCTTTGAGTGAATTAGATAAAATAGATGATTTTCCTTCACATCAATTAATTTATAAACATTTTAATAATTATGATACTTTTGTTAATTTTTGTGGTTTTAATTATAATAAAATAAATGATGGTAAATTCAAAAAGGAATTTTTAATCAATGAAATTAAACGATTTGTTTCTGAGTTTAATAAAATACCTACACCTAAAGATTTTGAGAAATTAGAAGGTTATCCTTCAAGAAAAACTTTTACTAATCATTTTGGCAATTTTAATAATGTAATAATTGAAGCAGGATTTAAACCTGTATATATTTCAGTAGAAAAAAGAAGAGAAATAGATTTAAAAACATATACTAAAGAATTTTTAATAAGTGAGATACATAGATTTATTATAGAATTTAATCGTGTTCCAATAGCTAAAGATTTTGATAGTAATATTAATTATCCTTCAAGAGATAAATATAGAAAAATATTTGGTAATTGGAATAATGCTTTGATAGAAGCTAATTTATCTTTAAATCATGTTTCTTATTATACAGATGAATTTTTAGAATCAGAATTTCATAGATTTGTAAAAGAAAATGGTAGAATACCTATATTTAGAGAATTTAATAATAGTGAATATCCTTCATTTTGGTGTTATCAAAATAGATTTGGTTCATGGAATAATGCAGTTAAAGCATATGACTATGAAATACAATCTGATGTATATAATTTTGAAGTATTAAAAAATAAATTATTGGATTTTTGTTATAATATTAAAAACATAGAAAATAGAAATATTATAACTGTTTTAGACATAGAAAATTGTGATGAACTACCTGGTTATTCTTGTTATAGAAAACATTTTAAAAATAATGGTTATTCTATTAGATCATTTTTAAATGAATATGGATTTGATATTCCAAAAGAAGGACGTGGTATGAATTATACTTTTGAAGATGGTGAGAAAACTTCTTCTCAACATGAATTTAATTTTTCTAATTATTTGCGAAACAATTTAAACTTACAATATAATATTGACTATTTTAGGGATATAAAATATAAAACATTTATTAAAGGATATAATAAAAATTCTAACTGTGATTATGTAATTAATTTAAATAATAAAGTATTATACATAGAAATTGCAGGTATATTAAGAGATTATAAAAATTTTTATATTCAAAATATAATAATAAACAGTAAGTCAAGAGAAGATTATAGAATAAACTTATATAATAAAGAAAAATTGTTAAAAGATAATTGTTTAAATTATTATATATTATTTCCGTCTGATTTAAATGAAGAATATTTAGATACTATATTTAATGAATTTATTAATATAAAGGAAGTGATTTAATGGCAAAAATAGTTAAAATTAAATATTTTACACAAAATAAATTAGATTTAATTAATCCTAAAAATCTTGAATTGTATGAGAAATATTTAAAGTCAAGTATACTTAAAAATCGTGAGGTAAAAGAGACTACTTATAAGGTTTATGAAGGATTTATGCAACAATTCTTAGTTTATTTAGCAGAAGAATGGGAAAATATTGAATTATATAGTGAAGAATTTTTTGAAAATGCTATTGATATTATGGAAGGATTTATGGGATTTTGTCAAGATACATTGCAAAATAATAAAAAGGTAATCAATACTAAATTATCTACTGTATCTTCATTTTATGTTTGGAGTGTTAAAAGAAGATTAATAGATTATCATCCATTTCAAGGTAAAATTGAAAGAATGAAAGGTGCGAATGATGAAAGAATTACTAAGGATTATTTTTTAACTGATGAGCAAGTTGAACAAATTTCTAAAGGATTAGATGAAAATCCTAAATATGATATTCAAGATAGAATACTTTATCATTTAAGTATAGATTCAGGTAATAGAATTGGTGCAATTTCTAAATTAACTTTATCATCTTTAGATTTAGAGAATGGTTTATTTGAAAATATACGTGAAAAACGTGGGAAACGTGTAGAAGTAATTTTTGACGATAAATGTAAAGAATATATTAAAGAATGGTTAGAAATGAGAAAAGTAATGGATAATCTTGAAATTGATGCTCTATTTATTTCATTTTATGGTAAAAAATATAATAAAATGAGCAAAGGTTCATTACAAAGGAGATCTACAGAAATAGGTAAACTTGTTGGTATTGAAGATTTCCACATGCATAGTTTTCGTAAAACATCAATTGATAGGGTTATGAAATTAACTAACGATATTGAGATGGCAAAAACCCATGCGAACCATAAAAATACTGACGTAACTTTACTATATATTCGTCCAAAGTCAAAAACAGAGATTCGTGAGAAATTGAAGGAATTAAGAAAGATAAAAAATAAAGAATTAGAAAATGAAAATAAAGATAAAAATGTTGATGTTGACAAGGAATTAGAAAACATGAAATCAACATAAAATCCTCATTTTAACATGATTTTTCAATTTTTGAGGTGCTGTAAACGTACTATTTATAAGGGTTTGTAAAATCGTAAATTTGGAGATTTGATGGATTTGTGATTATTTGATGGATTTGATGAATTTTTAATAAATTTTTATAGATTATAAATATAATAGTTAGATATAATTGGATATAGTTTGATATTATTAATACTTTGATTTACAAATATAATTATTTTCATTTTATATCTTGACATACCATTTTATATGTTGTATAATAACATTAAAATAGAAATATAATAAAATGAAAATAATTTTAAAAGGAGATTTATTTATGAATAAAACTAAAAACAAAAATAAGAAATGGGAATTAATAATATGTGATAAAGATTTAAATGTAAGGATTGGCAAACATTCTGAACCAAAAGTTATTAAACATAATGTACAAGAATTTGATACTAAAGAAGAATTATTAAAAGAGTATAATAAATTAATTGATAAATATATGAAAATTAGTTATGATTGGAAAGGTCATAGTGAAGGTGCATTAAAATTTTATCATGATTATGAAGAAGAAGGTAAAGATATGGATATTTTAACATATTTATTAGTTCATTATGATGGTGAAGAAGTTATGGAAGGATTGTTTGATTGAGTTGATTGGTTGGTTAGTGAATTGATATATTAGTAAGTTAATTAATTAGAAATATAATAAATAAATATATGATTTTTTGATGTGATATGTTGATAATATTAAAGAATCTGTTAAATGTGGATTCTTTTTTATTTTATATTTAGTTTTATAGTTTATGGATTTTGGGATAGGTAGGAGTAATTAACCTACTGATAAGGGGTTTTACATCTCCTCATACCCTTTCCCTATTGTATTTTTAAAGATAGTTTAGTTACAAAATGAGGAGAAATAAGTGATTAATTAATAAAATTAAAGGAGATGTTTGTATGGGCAGAAAACTTACATATGAAGACGTTAAAAAATTTATTGAAAGTTTAGGTTATGAATTATTAAGTGAAAAGTATAAAAATAGTGATGAGAAATTAATACTTAAGGATAATTATGGGTATTATTATTTAGTTAATTTAAACAATTTAAAATATAATAATAATATACCATCTAAATTTCATAAATATAATCCTTATACAATTCAAAATATAAAATTATGGTGTAAGTTAAATAATAAACCTTTTGAATTATTAAGTACAGATTATAAAAATAACAATATAAAACTCCAATGGAAGTGTCTTGAAGATAATTGTGAAGAAATATTTATGTCTAATTGGGCAGATATATCTAGTAATCATGGTTGCCCTTATTGTTCAGGACATAAGGTTGGTTTATCAAATTGTCTAGCAACAAAAAGACCTGATTTAATAAAAGAATGGCATCTAATATTAAATAATAGTTTAACTCCTTTTGATGTAACTGTAAGTAGTGGGAAAAATGTTTGGTGGAAATGTAGTAGGAATCCTAAACATGAATGGCCAACAACTGTTTATAATAGAGCAATTAATAATAGTGGTTGTCCTTATTGTTTTGGAAGATATGTTACAGAAGATCATAATTTATTAATTGTAAATCCTGAATTAGCAAACGAATGGGATTATGAAAAGAATGATAAAAAACCAGAAGAATATTGTCCTAGTAGCGGAGAATACGCTTGGTGGATTTGTAAAGAATGTAAACATAAATGGTATTCACAAATTGCAAATAGAAATAATAATATTGGTTGTCCTGAATGCTCTAAATCAAAAGGTGAAAAAGAATGTAAAAGAATTCTTATATCTAAAGAATTTATTGAAGTTAAACAAGGAGAATATAATGATTTATCAGATAGTGACTTAATTAATAATATATATTTTATCCAACAAAAGGAATTTGATAAATTAATTGGTCTTGGTGGTAAAAATCTTTCTTATGACTTTTATTTATCACAATATAATTTATTAATAGAATATCAGGGAATTCAACATGAGAAATATATACCTGGGTTTCATAAATCTTATGATGATTTTCTTAAACAATTAGAACATGATAGACTTAAAAAAGAATATGCCTTAATTAATAATATAAATTTACTCGAAATTTGGTATTATGATTTTGATAATATTGAAGAAATATTAGATAGAGAATTAAACAGTTTAATAATTCAAAGTATTGCTATTTAATTTATAAAATATTTTGTATATTTCTTTCTTATGTTATAATATACATATAAAACAAATTATAGGATAGTATGGTATACTATAAAATTAATGATTTATTTAAATTAAGAGGTGAATTTTCACCTCTTTTTAATTTTTTAAGGAGAGGTGTGATATAAAATGCCAAACAATGATCTTTCAATATTGATTTCAACGCTTATAAATCAGACAAGTAAAAAAAACTTAATTACTGAAGTTGAAGAATTAACTAAAACTTTACAACAAAAACTAGGAAATATTAATATAAATATTGGTGGAGCAAATCTTGATAAATTAGTTACTGAATTAAATAAAATAAACAGTGCCACACAAAAAATAAAAACTCCACAATTTAATTTTGATGTTCAAACACAAGAATTATTAAAATTCAATATGGCAATTATTAATGCTGAAAGAAATATTGAAGCAACAGGACGTAGAGTTAGCACCGTAAAAGATGAACTTGGAAAAGTAACGATGGAAGTAGTTTCTGCAACAGGTTATGTTGAAAAATATAAATATCAATGGGATTCAGTAAATCAAACATTAGTAAGAATTAATAGAGATCAAAAAGATAATATTGGAACCATAGAAGCATTACAGTCTAAATTTAAAGGCATGATTAATACTTTAAAAAATAGCAATTTAGGAAATTTTGTAGATCAATCTGCTTTAAAAAATTTAGAAAATACTTTAAAAAATGTTGAAGTTTTAGATAAAAAAATAATTAATGATTTACAAAATCAATTTAATCAAATTAAAGAAAATGGTAAAGCATATGAAAGTATCTATAGTAAAGGCATTGCAAATCAAAAACAAAATTTAATTCAAGGTAGTATTGCTCAATTACAACAAGAACAGAAAACAAGAATAAAAATTGAAGAAGATTATATTAAGCAATTAAGAAAAACGGCAGAAGAAAAATTAAAAATATATAATCAAACACAACTTAGTGTTGCTAAACAACTTAATACAAGAATGCAATCTTCATTAGGTTTAGGTGTAAAATTTAATAATTTATCTCCTGAACAAACTGCTCCATTGGAAAGAGCATTATTAAGATATCAAAATTTAATTAGAGATTTTCAACAAAAAAATATATCTGGTCAATTAGTTTCAGATAAAGATTTAGAAAGATTATATAGGTTAGAAAGTGCAATTAAAAGAGTATACGATCAAACTAGGATTGCTAGTAAAGATTCGCAAGGTTTTAATTTTCAACAGTATCCTAAAATGGAGAATGCTGTTCGTAATGTTACTCATGCACATGAATATTATAATAATAGTTTAATTCAAGGAAAGAAATTATTAGAGGCCAATATACAAGAAACAGAGAAATACATAAAAGTAACACAAAGATTAAGAGAAGGTTCTAAGATAACTAGTGTAACTGCTTATGTTAATAAATTAACTGGTGAAACACATAAATTTAGTGAGTCTATA